GGATGTATTAGATGGTAGGGTGGGAGAATTCCGTTGGAATCATTACGGCAATGACCGAGATATTGTAGCTTATCGACTCTTGGATGACGAGCCAGCACCTGCGCTGAATCCACGTCCACGCTATCGTAAGCGTAGTCGTCAGAAACCAACCGTGGCTAAAACTATCGTCCGTGTACTTTACACCACGCAGCAAGTGTACACGTTTAAAAACGTGCGCAGTGTGCAGGTGATCGATGGTACGGTGTACATCCAACATGAGCGGGAAGTCACCGAAGGTATTAAAGAGAGCATCGAAACTGAGATCGATGAAAAACTGCTGATGGCTGTAGTAATCCACGATGTGGGTAATCGCTCAAGCTTCCTACGTAACATTGACGGCTCCTGGGATTACCAGGCAGAAGATGGTACGGTGATCAATGGCGGTAAACAACTGGGTCGAATTTTTAAAAAATAAGAGTTGATTTTCACAGGGGAGGTTGATATACTTCCCCTACACTTTAAAGAGAAAGAAGGAGAAATACATGTTCACACAATTCGGTAGCCAAATCTTCCTGCGTCAGAAATCCGGTGTTGATATCGACGTAATTCCAGCGGGTACTTATGGTATCGGCGTTACAATGGAAGGTGCGTTTTATCTGTACCCTAAAAACGATATGGAAGTGCCAGCCGTAACCTACGGCGACACAGATGACAAATCCGAGCGTATCATCAAGACGTTCCTGAGCCGTGATGGTAAGAACACTGGTGTTCTCCTGGAAGGAACTAAGGGTAGTGGTAAAACCCTGCAAGCGAAAATGCTGTCAGTGGCACTGCGTAAACAGGGCATTCCTACCATCTCCATCGGTAGCCCGTTCAACGGTGAAGCGTTCATCAACTTCATGTCGAAAATCAAACAGCCGATCATGGTGATGGTGGATGAATTCGATAAGCTGTATGCTGAGAAAGAACATCAGGACGGTCTGCTTACTCTGCTGGATGGTGTGGGCGGTTACAATAAACTGTTCGTTCTGACCAAAAACGATGGTTATGTTTCTGAATTCCTGCGTAACCGACCAAGCCGTATCTTCTATAGCTTTAGCTATAAGAAACTGCCTAAGTCTACGCTGGATGACTACCTGGCTAAAAACCTGGTCAACAAAGCGTTCGTTGCAGACTTCGAAACTCTGTACAACCTGTCAGCAGATCTGAACTTCGATGTAATTCAGTCGCTGGTAGAAGAACTGAACCGTTATCCTGACGATAAGTTCTCTGATGCACTGAACCTGATGGGTATCTCCATCAATGAAGGTAGCCGTTCTGCCAAAGAGATTAAAACTCTGAAAGTGAATGGTGTTGATCGTCTGCAAGATGTTCGTGGATTCGATCTGTCTGGAATGTCAGCACAGTCCCTGTTCCAAGGCGCTAAGTTCCAGATCAACGTAGACCACAAAGAAGGTACTGAACGTCTGCCTAACATGAAAGGTGTTGTTACCCTTGACCAGCAGGACTCTGACGGCGATTGGTACTACGATTGCGACAAGATCTTCATCGCCTACGATGAGAAGAGCATTAAGAGCATGGGTGGAGATGGTTATCACTTCGTGTTCGCTCAGGGTGATAACATCATTGAGATTGAGGTGAAACAGAAAGAAACCCTCAACTACATGGATTACGCCTTCTCAGGCGCAGGTTACAACTACTAATTCAAAGGGGCGAAAGCCCCTTTCTTGTTTGGAGGATTTATGGCTCAGTTTTATTTCTATAAAGATCAAATTGATAGTGCAAAGGGTTTTGTAGAGAAGAGTGATCGAGATACTCGTGAAATGCTCGGTACTCTCGTAGAAATCCTACAAAGAAAAGAGTTGCTTTCTGACAGAGACATTGCTAATATTGTTGGCATTGAACCGTATGAGTTAGAACGCGCACCTTTCTAAGGAGGAAACAATGAAACATAAGCTGATCGTCAACCTGCCACGCACCAACGGTGAACCTCTTGGTGTTCCAGTGGAGAAGGTGTGGAAAGCGCACTTTCATCTCACCCTGGCAGATGTAAATAGTGAACAACTCATGGAGGCAGCAAAATTGATTGGTGCAAAATGTACCACAATCGATCTGCACCGTGATACTCAGTCACAGCGTGACCGTATGCTCACTAAATACCAGGCGGGTATTGAGACAGATCTTATGTTGGATTGTGTAGCAAAACTCGAAGAGGCTGGATTCAAAGTAGTACGTTATAAGCTGGAGCAGATGTTCCGGCACGTTGCGTGTGTAATGTTTATGGATCTGAGCAAAGAACATTACGGGGAAGTGCATATCAAGACTCCGGCAAGTGCGCCGGAAATTGACACTGGCTTCTTTCGTATCTCTTCCAATGCCGAAGAGGTGGATTATCGCTTCTATAATGCTCGTCTTTATTCCGCAGAAGATAAGTTGCGTTTCAATGAGGTGTATGGTATGCTTCTGTTAAATGGAATCGAAATGAAGAGCTATCACGTAGAACAAGTGATAGTAGACAGTAACTTAAACCTTGACGCATGGTGGGCTTAATATGACAATCAAACACATCTCTTTTGACGTATGGAATACCCTGATCACTGCTAATCCTCGTTATGCTTACGAGCGTACAGAAATTATTTCTTACTTTGGCGGAGTAGCTCCAGAAGAGGCAGATGCTGCCTATGCACACGTCAAACGTGTGTTGGATATGAATGCTGAACACATGTTGTGTGGTGATCAATATCACGCATGGTGGGCGTTGGGTAGACACTTGGGTGTAGATCGAAAATCAGCAGAGCAGATGAAAAAGTATTCTGAGATGGCTTTCCTGGTGAATCCACCACACCTGAGTATGGACTTGGTTGACCGACTGATTAATCTGTCGATGGATTATGAGTTGAGCATTAAGAGCAATACCAACTTCATTCCTGGATATATTCTGGCGCAGGCTGTCGGTTTTGATCGTATGCCTTTCTGGGCTTTCATGCACTTTTCTGATAACTGGGAAATGTGTAAACCTGATAAACGCTTCTTTGACCAGACAGTTCTTCGATCTTACAATCGCCAGCTTCAACCCGACGAAGTATTGCACATCGGAGATAGTGAAATTTTTGATGGGAGATGTGTTGACGCAGGATTTAATTTCTGTCACATTAAGAACCCAGAAGACCTGTTAGAGAAACTGCAAAAAGGAGAAATCATCAATGCGTAACCAGAAACAACACTTCGCCCATGTCTTTAGCGACCTGACTGTTGCTTGTTTTAATACTGCCGACTACTCACGTCTGAAATTCGGTAGTAATCAAGCTGCGAAGCGTATGGGACGTAAACTGGCAGAGAGCTTCTATGAAGCCCACAAACTGCGTCTGTTGAACGAACAGTTCGTGGTAATACCTTCGCCTTACAACTACGTTAAAAACGCAGCTACGGTGTTGTCAGAGCATTTTGTAGACCATCTCAATTATCTGATGAACCGTATGGGTGGTGCTTACCCAATTGAGTGGGATATCATCCACCGTAAAGTGAGTTACATTAATGACTACGGCTTCCTGAGTAAGGAAGATCGTAAGGCTCTGATCGATGGCGACACGTTCTCTATCAATAAAGACTTTTGGGGTAACAAAAATCTGATCTTCATTGATGACGTGAATATCACCGGAACCCATGAGGACAAGCTGATTGAGATCCTGGATGCAGAGAATGTAACTAACGATACATTTTTCCTGTACTTTGCCAAGTATAACGGCAATGAGGCAAACACAGAAGCGGCGCTGAATTTCAGCGACATTAACAGTGTCTCTGCATTTGTGCAGATGATCAAGGATGAACCTGATGCTAAGTGCCTGGTGCGTCCGATCAAGTACCTGATGAGCCAGAGTGAAATCACCTTTAAGGTGGCACTCAGCCAGCTTCCTCTGTCTTATGTAGAAGCGCTCTACTTTGGTTGCCTGGCAGAAGGTTACAACAGCATTGAGAAATATGAAGAGAACTTTGAGTTCTTGGAGCATTTCTTTGAAAGCAATATCTTAAATAAGTAAGGAGGGGTTGATGGAAAAGATCACAAGTGTTTCCCAAAAAGATATCGGGCGCATCGCTAAGAGTAATGGCGCTGGATTCGGTATGGGTTATCACATCCGTGTGCTGGAACTGGTGGAAGCCACAGCTAATGGTAAAGTAAGAGTAAAAGCCATAGAGCTTGACTCCGGTACAGAATATCCTACTTTTACCATTGTTGGTGGTCATCATGATATGTTCTGGGTAGAGGATGAGGCTAAGCACTTAGACTACCCTGAAATGACTCTGGATATCTCTACTGCGGTACATGCAAGCCATAAGGTTAATCAACCTCGTGACGTATTCCAAGTAATGGCATACCTTGCATCTGAAACTGGCGAGTGTGCAGATTGGCTGGTCAATCCTGATCGTCAGAAAGAAGACCTTTTGGGTGAATGTGCTGATGTTATTATCTGCGCCTTGGATTTGGCGCTACTGCACAAAAAGTCAACCAGTGGTCTTGATGGTCAGGAACTGGCAGACGAGGTAGTTGGTCATTTGAACGATCTGCTGAAAGTTAAAGCTGAAAAATGGTTGGATAAACATGCAGCAGATTGAACCTATTCAATACCGAGAAGGAAATCTTCTTGTTGCAGCTTCCGAAGGTGAAGTAGATGCGATTGCACACTGTTGCAACTGCTGGAACACAATGGGGAGCGGTATTGCTCCCAAGATTAAGGCTAAATGGCCTGATGTGTACGCCGCAGATTGTGCAACCATTAAAGGCGACAAGTATAAGCTTGGTGGCTACAGTAAAGCTGTAGTTGAGGATGGTTTCCTGACTGTTTATAACCTGTACGGACAGTATGGGTACAGTAAGCGAGATCAAGGCATTCGTGACCTGAACTACAATGCCATCTACGATGCACTGGATGCGATGGGAGCAGACCTGGTAGCCAATGGCGCAAGACGTGTGGGTTTACCCCTGATTGGTTGCGGTTTGGCTGGAGGGAAGTGGTCGGTTGTTGAGGCCATGATCAAAGAAACTCTGATGCTGAGAGGCTTAGAGGTGATTGTTTATCAATTAAAGTAAGGAGAAAATTATGGAGTTTATTGTAGGACTGCTATTCCTGGTAGTCATATTTCTGGTCTGCCTGATTCCAACTTGGTTGGTGATGCTGGCATACAACTACATTGTTGCCTTAGTTGGTCATCCTAACTGGGAGATTCCTGTCACTCTGCTGAGTGTGATTTGTGTTGCGTTCATCCTGACAGTGATCCGTGGAATATTCCGAGGTCGAAAATGAAAAGAATTCTGTTGACTCTGGCTCTCGTCCTCGGTACTATGGGTACAGCTAACGCCGATGAGGTGAAAGTGGATCAAGTTTACGATGGATGGGATGCTGTTAATAAGATCTTCATCATGCAGGATGACCAGAACCACAAGTTCTGTTACATTGTAAGCAATTCGAGCGGTTCGGTTGGAATGTATTGCTTCGATAAAGAAAGTTCAAAATAATGCTTGACTCTGTGCGAAAAGAGAGTAAAGTATAAGTTATCAAGAGGGAGATAGGCTCCCTCTTCAAAAGAGGAGAAAAACATGACTCATTTCGGATTCCCACTGCTGGATATCGCAGTGCTGGTTGGTGTACTGGTACTGTCAATCGTAGTGGACTTCTTCGGTCATAAGGAGAATAAAGAGATCGGTATTAAAAGTGCGCTGGCGTGGTCAGCATTCTGGATTGCCCTGGCCTTTGCGTACTACGGTTTCATTTGGGTAGAGTATGGTAAAGAGTTTGCTTCTCTCTTCCTAAGCGGGTATGTATTAGAGAAATCCTTGTCGGTGGATAACCTGATGGTGTTCATGGCAATCTTCGCAAGTTTCGGTATCAAATCGACACACTTGCAGCATAAGATTCTGCTTTGGGGTATCGCAGGTGCAATTGTCTTCCGTGGTATCTTCGTAGCAGCAGGTACTGCACTGTTCAACCTGCATTGGTCTGTACAAGTGTTGTTCGGCTTGATTGTTGCATGGTCTGCAATGGCTATCATCAAAGGCGGTGATGACGATGAAGAGGATGTAGATTATTCCAAACACTGGGCTACCCGTCTGGTTGGTAAGATCCTTCCGGTTCATCCGGCTCTTGATGGCGAGAAGTTCATCACGATTAAAAATGGTATTAAATATGCAACTCCAGCCCTGCTGTGTGTGTTCGTGGTAGAGTTTACTGACGTAATCTTCTCCTTCGACTCTGTACCTGCGGTGATCGGTGTGACACAAGAACCTCTGCTGGTTTACTCTGCGATGCTGTTCGCAATCCTGGGTTTACGTGCTCTGTTCTTCGTGCTGAGTGTTGCAGTTAAGTATCTGGTTCACCTGGAGAAAGCAGTGGCGGTGGTCCTGGTGTTTGTTGGTGCTAAACTGATTTACCACCCGTTCGGTGAAACGTTACATGCTAAGTGGGCGTTCCTGCCACACGATATCTCAGCTAACGTTAGTCTGTATATCGTACTGGGTACTCTGGCACTTGGTGTTCTGGCAAGTCTGGTCTTCCCTGAGAAAGAAGACGAAGCAACAGCTTAATCAAAAGAGCCTCCTTCGGGAGGCTTTTGTATAGAGGGAGAGTAATGATTAATTATTTGTTTTTAGTTACGTGTGGTTCTAAATTTATCTCTGAGATTACGGTAGTCAGAGCCAAGACTTACACGGAGGCGAGGGAGATGCTGTTGAGTGAGTTTTCCGATCCTTCTGAGTACAGCATTCGATTAATCGAATCCACACAGAACCTTTCATTCTTAAATTGAGGTAAATATGAAAATCTTAAAAGTGATCTGGATCGTGTTTGAAAATATTTGTTACGCAATCGGATTTTTATTTTTGTTCACGGTGTTGACAATGGTACTGAACGGAGGTACTATTGAAGTCATGAAAGACGGGAAGCAAACATATTGCTACTCGACCGATAAAACTAAGTGTAAAATTTCAAGCGAGGAGAACAAACATGACTAATATGAAACTGGTACTGGGTGCTGTGATCGTTCTGGGTGCAAGTATGCTGGTAGGTTGTGATGATGATGTTCCAAAACAAACTCAATACGTCCCTGCTCCTCAGCAGCAGATGGTGGATGAGCAATACGTTAACCAACCAGCGCCACAAGTTGTTCAGGCGGCTCCTGCTCCGGTTATCGTTCAAAGCGGTGGTCATGATTCCGGTGTTGGCGACTTTGCCACTGGTATGATCCTGGGGCATATGATGAGCGGCGGTGGTAACGGTGGTGGCTACAGCAATAACTCCAGCCGCACTACGATCATCAATAACAACACCGTAGCGCAGCCTCGTAGTGGTAGCAGTTATTCCAGCAACACCACTCGTTATTACAACAACAGTGGTAAGCAGGTGTATCAAACGCAGTCCCGTCCGACTATGAGCACTAACAGCGCATACTCGGCTAAGAAATCCTACTCCAGCCCAATGAGTAGCTACAGTAAACCATCTCGTAGTTATAGCAGCAGCAAGAGCTTCTCCTCAAGTCGTAGCAGCTTTAGCTCAAGTCGTCGTCGCTAATAAGGAGGCAACATGTTTAAGAATGCAAAGAAAGGTGATATCGCAGTAATGGTTGACACAGACTTCTCGGCACACGGAGATAAAGATCAACTGGAAATCGTCCTGGTTGACGAAGACGGTATCTACGTCTACGATCCGAATGACCGACTGCTGTTTCAGCACGAAAGTGGCGTTGAATTCAGCTTCCTTATTGATTTTGACGGTACGTTAGCAGGACGTGAACCAGCAATCAAAGAAATCATTTCGCAGTAAGGTTGACTTTTGCTTAGAGGGATAATAAAGTCCCTCTCGTCAAGAGAAACCAATAACAAAGGAGAGAACATGCAACTTATCGTAAATAATGTGTACCACCTGACCGGAGAAGGTTTCGCGGAGAGTGTTCTGGAAGATAACAGCAATCTTTTCAGACTTGTTCGCATTGAGAACAACGGTGATTGGGTGTTTAAGGGTGTAACAACAGGAACTACTCAATTTTCTGGTGCTGATATGGTGAAAACTGGTGAAGCCGTTATTACGCCAATGTACCCAGTTCTTCAAACAGAAAAACCAAAACGTGCCAAACGTAAAAAGGGTGAACGAAACAAAGCCCCAACTGTAAATAAAGCGACAATTACTTTCACAAGTGGAGAGCAATATACAGTGAAAGACTTTATTTCCATCGAAGTAACTGCTGAGAAGGTTGTCTTTATCATGGAAGATAACTGGAAAGATACTGTAAACTATCGTCAAGCAATCACCGTACCTAATGACGATGTTGCGCGTGTCAAAGTCCGTGGTGTTAACCATCAATTTGAACTGGATATGTCACTCACCAACTTGGGGACTGTGATCCTCGAAGCTGAGGGTGCAGAAATGTACACATCCTCCATTAACATGACTGTATAAGGAGAAAGAAATGTCTAAGAGTCCATTCCTGAATGCCGTGAAAGGCAATAAGCATGGTGCAAGTGTTCTGACCACTGTTGATGACAAACGCTCTGCACTGGCTCCAAGTGTGCTGGAAGCAAGCCCTGTGTTTGCTCCGGCAGTTGTTAAACCTGTACCTGCTCTTCCTGCAATGAGCCGCAAGGAGATTGACGGAGTGGGCGCTGAGGCAGGATTAACTCTGCGTAGCCTCAACAGCGAAGTCCTGAAACACCAACGTGGTAATCAAGGTGGGGAGATGAATGAACGCCTCACTGCCCTGATTAAACAGGCTAAACAGCTTGATCCTTCTTCAATCAAGCAGTCAAAAGGCGTTGGTAAATTCATCAAGAAGATCATGGGGCTGAAAGAAGATCTGTTTGCTGAGTACGACAACGTTAACAACCGTATTGATGTTCTGGTGAAAGAACTGGAAGGTGATGTGCGTAAAGAGGAAGATTCACTTGTCTATCTGGAAAAACTGAAATCCGCTATTGCTCAGTACGCCATGAGCCTTAACCGTGATGTGGAACTCCTGACGGACACCTACGCAAAAGAGGAAGCACGTTTCTTGAATACACCAGAGGAAGAAGTGGAAACTCGTACCGAGATCCGCGATACCCTGGATATTCTGGAGATCCGTATTGCTGACCTTAAAGCACTACGTTTGCTGTGTGTGCAAATGGGACCACGAGTGAACAGTATGATTAAGGTTAGCGAAATGCTTATGCGATCTGCTCGTAACATCGTGAACAACGTTATTCCGGCTTATTCTGCAAACTTCTCAATGTATATTGAGAGCTTACGCCAGGCGGAAGCTGGTAAAAGTCAGGCTAATGTGTTGGATGAATTCAACACTGCAATTCAAATGGGGAGCGATTTGGCTGCACAAAACATTATCAATGCTACGGCTCTGTCTAACCGTCAGATTCTGGACATTGAAACCCTGCGTAAAGATCAGGAAAACCTGGTTAAAATGCTGGAAGAAACCAACCGCATCAATACCGAGGCTCGCGCCGCTCGTATTGATTACATCAACGAGGTTCAATCCCTGGAAGATGGGATGATCCAAAAAGTCAAATCTGGCTTAGTGTAAGGAGAAAACATGCGAATTCGTATTTATAAACTGGAAGATGGGTATGTAGCTGTTCGTTATGATGATGAAGAGCAGTTTGCAGGGAACAGTGAACATATTTTATCTTTCCCTAATCTGGAGCCTGTGCTGGTTGTTGGTCGTGAACTTTACGGTTATGACCAGTGTTCAGCAGAACGCTTTGATGAACTTGAGTTGGTCAAGGAGTTTGAGGTATGAAGATTGCTCTCGTAATTGCCGATTGCGGTGATGGTAGCGCCACTATTCGTTTCTTCAAAGATGTTGACTTTGCGGAGAAGATCGCTTACCATGACTACTTCTGTGAAGAGTTAGCAATGAGCGAAGGTGGAACAATCATCGAAGTAGGTGATGACTTTTATCCACCAGGTGGATGGGATGATGATCACTATCGAGAACAGTTAGCGGAGGTACAAGATGACTGATAAAATCACCTTGACACGTCTTGAGTTAAAGACTATCATCGAAGACGCATTCATAGATGGTTGGAAGCAAGGTCAAGAATCCGATTGGTACGACCCAGAAGATTTCTTGCACTATCATGCAAATCCAGATGGTTCCGAGGAAGAAACCCAATCTGAAACAACCATCGCACTTAAAAACTTAATGGAGGAAAAATTATGAGCGAGAAAATTAGTCTGGTAAAACGTCAGGAACAACTGGTAATCAGCCTGAAAAAGAAAAAGATTGCACAGATCGTACTGCGCGTAGCATCTGCACTGGATATCTCTGGTAGTATGCACAGCCTGTACCGTAACGGTACTGTGAGTGATTTCGTCGGTAAACTCCTGCCGTTCGGTATGCAGTTTGACGATAACCAGCAGATCGATATGTGGGCGTTCAACAACTACTCTTCTGAACTGCCGCCAGCTACCGCTGACGTGTACGACGACTACGTAGGTAAATGTATGCGTAACGTATCCATCAATGGCGGCACAAGCTACGCACCAGTTATCCAGGCGATCTACGACGAATACTTTGGCTCTACGCCAATGAAAACTGTATCTCGTGAAGTTGAGGTACAAGAGCAGCGTCCGGTGAGCGGCTTCTTTGCCAAACTGACAGGTAAAACTGAAACCGTTACTGTCAAGAAAACGATCACAGAACAAGTACCAGATACCTCTGCGTCTGTGGATACCACACCTGCAATGGTGTTCTTCCAGACTGATGGTGAGAACAATGACGAATCCGCAGTACGCGCTGTACTGAACCGTAACAAAGGTAAACCTATCTACTGGTTCATGGTTGGGGTTGGTAATGCTCGCTTTAGCTTCCTAAAAGCTCTGGCAAATGAATACGATAACGTAGCTTTCATCGGCATTGATGACCTGGATCTGTCTGACGAACAACTCTATGACAAACTGCTGTCTGATGAGTTTGGTCAGTGGGTTGAGAAAGTAGGTGCAAAAAACTAAAAATAGTTGTTGACTTACCCTAAGAAATACGTAGAATAGATTACATCAAAGGGGGAAGAGCGGTTCTTCCCCAGTAAATGAAAACAGAAAGAAGGAGAACATACATGTCTGAGAAAATTTCCCTGAAAAAAGGTTCCACCGAAAAGATCTCCCTGAAAAAGATCGCACCTCTGCTGAAAGAGATTCGTCTGGAATTCTCCTGGAAATCATCCACTAAGCTGGATCTGGACGTAAGCGCACTGGTGTGCCGTCATAATGCCTCTGGTAATCCAGAAATGCTGTCTGCCCGTCACCTGGTTTGCTATGCAAACAAAGTTGATCCAGAGCGTTCAACCTTCGCTGGCGAAGATGTTCGTGATGGTACTGGCAACCTGGAGCAGATCGATGTTACTCTGAGTAAAATCTCCCAGAATGCAGATGAAATTGCATTCGTGATCACCATCGACGATGAAACTGGTCAGAAGCGCCTCGGTCATGCCTCCGAAGGTATGCTGAAAATCTTCGACGCAGAACGTAATGTTGAGATCCTCGACTTCGACTTCCTGGCACCGGAAGTTGCTGGTAACACCATCTGCCACGTAGCTTCACTGGTTCGTGAAGATGGCGAATGGAAACTGAAAGCCTACGGTGTTGGTAAAGCAGGTATGGATATCTGTGATGTGGTGGTAGCATTCGGTGGTGACGTCAACTGGTTTGACTGCCCGTAAGGATTAATCTGCCACGGAGGGCGCAAGCCCTCCCCACTGAGACTTAAAGAAGGAGAATAAAATGAGTGCATTAGAGAAACTGCGTAGCCTGTTCGAAGAAGACTTTGTTGTTGATGTGGACTACGACGCAGCCAAGAGCCGAAAAACGACAGCTTTATTCCAGGATGTAAGGGATATGGGTATTCATTTCACCGTCTGCGAGAATTTTGAAGATACTTGGATGGGTGAAACTGGTTTCACAATTGATAACTGGAACTATATGGGTATCAAAGACGGTGACACCGAGATCGATGACTACGACTGGAGTGATCGTGATCCTCTCGAAGTAGAAGAGTTTGAAGAGATGGTTAGTGCAGCAATGTCGGAATTCCAGTATCTGCAAAGTTTACCATCTTCAACCACTCTTGCAGTAGGTGTAAATACTGCTCCAGTGGCAATCGTGTTGGGTGATAATCTGGTAGTTAGCGGTGGCGTAGTTGTCGTCAACTATAAAGACGGTAGTTCTTACCACCTGGAACATGACGGTAAAGCCACTCTGATCGTAGCAGACAAGGTGGTAGTCACAGAGCGTACTTTCCTGAAAGATGGTCAACCAGCCTACGAGCGTGTGACTGTCAAACTGGAATCTCTGGATAATATTCAGAGCGACACCCTCAAGCTCACCGTCCTTGAAGATGGCGCTAAAGTGGACTTCACCACCACTTTCACACTGTAACATGAGAGGGGCGAAAGCCCCTTTCTCTTGCAAAATCCTCCCTCCTGTGATAGAATAATAGTTCGTAAAACAAAAAGGAGGCAAAATTTGCTGATACGAAACTTTGTAACAATTGCGTTACTATCATTAACTGCTTTTACATTTACACCTGTAATCGGCGTTGCCGAAGCTGCAAACGTAAAGACCGCTAAAGTAGTCCACAAGTGTACAAAGCGAGATACGAAAGAAAATCTTTTAGCTTGTGCAATGTACGCAGAGAGCCGTAACCAAGGAAAGAAAGGAATGGCTGCTGTCGGTAATGTTGTTCTGAATCGTGTTAACGATCCTCAGTTCCCTAAGACCGTCAAAGGTGTTCTCTTCCAACCAGGACAATTCTCATACACGTATAAAGGCGCATTTAATGTCGTCGAAAAGGATAGATGGCAGGAGGCAAAGCATATTGCTGATCGCTTAATCTACCTTGATAAGAACTTCCCCGAAGCTCGTGATGCAACAGATGTAACGAAAGGGGCTAAGTATTTCAAAAAGAAGAATATCCGTACCCATTGGGAGAAGGATATGATCTTGGTGTACCGTTACAAGGAACATCAATTCTATATACCTAAGAGCTAAGGAGAAAATATGCAGGATAGACATGTAGTGGTGGCGAGTTATTTGATGATTGGACTCACTGAGGAGGATGCTCTGTACATCCGTAAACACCTCGAAAGTTATGGTCAGATGTTCGTAGAGGAAGATGAGAACCCAAACGTGTTTCACGTAGAGGTTATTCACGACTCTATCTATCCTTGCATAGCTCTCAAGGTTGATGCAGAGGTGTGGGAACGTTTTTCACGATCTCACGACATGGTAGAACTCAGTGCTACGATGGCACAGAATAACATCCTGGGAGCAGTACATTGATGGCAGATATCATCGAAGTTAATTTTCGCACTAAGAAACGTATTGAGAAGTACACAATCTTGAAAAATGTTTGCGTTGTGTGTTTCAACAGTGTAATCTATGACTCTCGTCGGGAAGATAATTCCCCGTATATTGAACTTGAAAAGAACAAAGGCAATTGTATCTGTAAAGATTGTGCCGTAGCCATTAAGGAGGTTGTTGATGCAAACGAATGGGACAAATGATGTAGAGGTGTTTGATGACCTGACTCAGGTGACAGACGAGAAGCTCTTGAAGCTGCGCGATGTGGCTGGTGATCATCTCCAGGAGACTTTCACAGAGTACATGGCTGCACGAGATCGTTCTATTGCCATTCAGTTGGAGCTACAGAATCGTGGCATTGTGAAGCCTAAAGATTAATAGGCAATACCGATTGGACATTTGTGCTGATCGGTGCTAAATTAACATTACAGGAGGGAGAAATGATCTTCCACATTACTCCCTATCTTTCTGGTGATATCGGCAAAGGCATCAACGATACCATCCGTGAACTGCCGGAAGATAGTTGGATTTGCTTGAGGGATATCGACACGATGTTCCTACTACCAGAACAACCGATGTGGCTTGAAACCCTCGTCCGTTCTAACCCAGAGTATGATGTTATTGGTGCATCATGCAACCGCCTGGGATCTACTTACCAATTATTCGGTAACGAAATCAGTGACGATTCAGACATACGCAATCACATAGAAATTGCGAAAGCAGCCCGAACAGCCTGGGGCAATAGCATTGAAGATGTTCCTCTGGGAGTACCACTTGCAGGATTCTTCTTATTATTCAGGAAGAGTTTGTGGCAAGAAATTCCATTCGAAGAAAGATCTATTCAATTCGATTTAATCTTCTCTAATACTCTACACGCAGCAGGAAAGCGATTAGGAATCATGCGAGGAATGTATCTGTTCCATACTTATCGTCTTGGAGCAATCGATCCACGTAGAGCCATTTCGCATCTCATTCACTGCCAGGATATGGAGAAGGTAATATGATTGATAATTTAAGGAGGATGTTAAACATGCTTGTTCATAAGCCCCGCTTATATTGTGATAACAAGTTAGGAAGTGGGTGCGACTATCACCGAGTGGTGATGCCTTTTGCTGATAATAAATTCAAACCAAAAGAGAATGTACTGGTATTCAACCGTATCTATTCTCGTGGTGCAGAAGAGGTTCGCCGTCTGAAAGAGCGTGGTGTTAAGGTGGTAGTAGATTTAGATGACTTCTATGAACTTAACCCTGAACATTACCTGGCAAGCGTGTTCACAAGTCACACACAGAACATCATTGACATGGTGAAATTAGCAGATGTTGTTATCGTCACCACTGAATATCTGGCTTACAAGGTAAGGCCACTGAATAGAAATGTGGTGGTTATCCGTAACGCACTGCCTTTCGACACTGGTCAGTTTACCCTGAGTGAAGATAAAGAGTCAGACACTCCGTTGATATGGGCGGGTGGTGCAAGTCACTATCCTGATCTATCTCTTGTCTCGAACAGTTTTGATGATGATTTGTTAACAATTGCCGGATATGAAGAGCACAAGTCTGCTCCTGCTGGTAGTCATCAGCAATTGACAACTGCCGAGTGGAGAAAAGTCAGACGTAAGCTACCGAATGCACAATACAAACCAGCAGTACATCATTTAGGCGAGTATATGTCGGTGTACGATGGTCATGCCGTAGCTATTGCTCCCCTGGTTGATAATGACTTCAATGCTTGTAAAAGCAACTTGAAGATCCTGGAGGCAGGAGCTAAGGGACTACCTATCATTTGTTCTAAGGTGTTACCATATTATAATCCGGTGGATGCTAACGTGGTGTTTTATGCTGAATCCCGCGCAGAATGGCACTACGAGGTGGTGAAACTTCTTCGTAATCCAAACTACGCAGAGGATCGTGGTTTAATGCTTGCAGAACACGTCAGAACACATTACAATCTTGATGATGCAAATGAATTGCGCCGACAAGTGATCGAAAGTTTATAAGGAGTTCTATGCCTAACATTGTGCTTGACACACGCAACGGACATAATTATAGTGTCTGTGATTTCCATAGAATTATCCTTCCATACAAACGAGCGCTCACCATTAACCCACAACACAATATCTTCGTGTTCAATGGTGTGCCTACTCGTGGGAAGTCAGGATTCCTGGCTCTCAAACAACTTGGTTTCAAAATGGTTATGGATCTTGATGACTCCCTACATATTCCAGAAGGACATATGCTTGAGGACTTGTTTGATACCCGTATCCGTGATGACCTCAAGTGGTTTTTGGAACGGAGTGATTTGGTAACAACAACTACTCCGGCTCTCCAGAAAGAACTCTCAGAATATAATGACAACGTGCATATCGTGCCGAATGGTTTGCCTTTCGATGAATGGCAATTCACCATAACAAAGGATCGTTATTCTAAGAGTCCATTGGTGTGGGCTGGCAGTGAAACCCATAAACATGACTTGGCAATCCTACCGCCCCTCGGTAAGATGCTAACACTCTGCGGATTCCGTAGAGACAAAGAAGAGCTAAGTAGCTTGCAATGGACATTGATACGAGAAGATATTCAACCTGATTGTATCTATGAAGGTGTCAGACCATACGCCACTTACATGGAATCGTATGACGGTCATCAGATTAGCATTGCTCCGCTTGTAGACAATCCTTTCAATAATGCAAAAAGCAACCTCAAGATTCTTGAGGCTGGAGCCAAAGGCTTACCGTTGATTTGTTCTCCTCGTGAGAATTATTTCACCGAAGAGTTTAAGGATCTGGTTTACTTTGCTGATTCATTATCTGAATGGAAAGACCTGGTGGAATACTTAGTAGAGTCTCCAGATATTTGTGTTGAAAAGGGAATGGCCTTAGCCAAATATGTACGTGCTCAATATAGTATTGATGCATTAAACGAGACTCGTAGATTACTTATTGAGAGGTTGTAATGAATACATTCGATTTTGAATATAACTTGCCGTCCGGCACTCCTGTAATTGTCGAAGTAGATTTCTTCTACGAAGAACCAAATCCATTGTCTCGCGAAAGTGATTGGGATTTCTACGGTGGACTGATCATTGATGATGTTCGTGTTTATGATGGAATGGAAGAAATATCCAACGTAAGTATTACAGGTGCAGAAATAGCTTTCCAATTTAAGAAATACAAGGAAGACTTGGAACTTAATTATGTAATGGAGAGCAACGAATATTTTTAACAGGAGAAACCAGTGACACATGTTGTAAATAAGTACGGCTTTAATATTGATTTGAGTCGAGAAGGTCACACTGGTTGTCCACGTTGTATGAAGAATGGTAGAGATCGTTCACAGAATAACTTGATGGTATATGGGTTAGATAGTGGCGGTGAGCACAAAGGAGCACACTGCTTCTCATGCGAATTTACCATTCCGAGTCAAGAATGGTTGGATGAACACGGTGAAGAAATTGAAGAGGAGGATATCTTGGGAAGCGAGTTCAACCCACAAATTCATGATAAACTGAAAGAACAAACCGGAACAAACCCACGAGGCTATCGTGGAATCCGAGAAGATATTTCAAAACCCCTGGGTGTACGTTATGGTTATGATGCTGAAACAGGCAATGTGACAGACACATATTATCCAACCACTAAGAGCTATCAGATCGCAGGTTATAAACACCGCATTGATCCGAAAGACTTTACGCAACCCGTAGGGGAAACAGGTAAAGAATGTGACCTGTTCGGTGAGTTTAAATATCGAAACCACAGTGGTACAATCGTCATCGTAGGTGGTGAGCATGACATGCTTGCAGCTACA